AAAAGATCTTTTATTTTGGTGGATAAATTTTACAAATGTGCTTAAACTAAAAAGGCAGGCCAAGAAAAGAATTACCATCAATCATAAGAAGTTATTGAATATACCATTTCATAACTGCATATTTCATCAGTTAAGAAGTTAATTTGAAAATCTCCACCAACCATTTTTCCAAGTCCTTCAATTATTTTATTATTTAAAGATTTGTGAATCTCACCCATAATAGCAAAAGGCCGCAAATTAGAATTTTTAATAAACCATTGAGTTAACGGTACAAAAATCTCTACATCTATTTCAAAATCCCTAAATTCTGCGTTACCTGGATTACTGCGGCCGCGTACAACTCGCATTGTAACCATACTTTGTGCAGTCTCTTTACTACCAATTCTTGGAACAATTTTTATCAGTTTATCGTATACCTCTGATTTTATCTATTCAGAAGTTAAATCTGCTTCTGATAATGGATCTTTACCAGTATAATACAATAGTTTTAATAAATTCTAATTTGACTATAATCTACTCACAATTTTTTGTAGATTTAATCCTAAATCACTTAAATTTCTTGTTGCCATTAATTGTCACCACCCTAAAACCAGAAGTAATCTTCATTTTTGTCGTCTGGCTGTTTTTCTGGCGGCTGAGTCAAATCAAATTCATAGATAGGGTCAACACTTACAAACTCAACACCGGGAGTAGACTAAATATCATAACCAGTAACACGATAATATTCTTGTAATGGTTTTTCGCCAATAATAAAATAATCATCTATTTTTAATTTCCCATTTACTGGGATAACAAAGAAACTAAGCTTTAAATTTTCTTCATATATTGTATCCATGCGTGAGCGCGAACGGATTTCATTCTTTAACATATTATCTTCTTGACCATACATATAACCATATGTTGTCTACTCTGATCCGTCCCGCGCGGTCCACTTTAACAAATGCGTCATCTTTAATACAATATATCTATTATATCCACTAGCTTTAATATTTTCAAGATAATAAATCATCCAAGGCACTTCAATATTATCTTTATTTGTTAACATTAAAATAGTGCCATTTGGAATATTTAAATTAATATTTGTTAATAAATATTGTCTAGTTTCACTATTATCTTGCTTATTTCTTTCTAAGCTACCAGCATAATGATGTCCATTATATATAAAATCTACTCTATAAATAGATTTTAATAAATAAAGATCAAATAAATGCTCTCGTTCCCCTTGAATACGAGACTAATAATCATTTCCAAAACGATTTAGTCTCTATTTATATATATCAAAATAACTCATAATTTAGATAATAAACTCATACAGTCAAAAACTGTAGTACGAAAATAATCATAACTTAAATAACGTAATGAAGAAATTTTTGTATATAGTCTATAATAATTTATTGTTTTATGATCTTCTGGATAAGACATAAGCTCAATTAAAATAGAATCAAGAAACTTCTCCCATTCGCGCCCTTTCTCATATTCACACAAAAGACCAAACAAACGATTTTTTAAATTGTTATTATAGCCTTCTAATACTTCAGCCATCGATAGCTGTCGCCAATTGAGTATAATCAAATGGCTTCCTCTTAATTGATCTATAGTATACGGCTTCAAGCTTTGCCGCATTTTTCTTTTCCTATACTAGCATCTAATTAAATTTATCAATTAAATTAGCTTGTGAAAAATCTCTTTCTTCGTAAAGAGGTTTAACATTCTCCCAAGTTAGTATAGTACGATTTAACCACTCACATTTCATATAAGTAGCTAAAATTTGGATTTCTTCGTTATTTAAGTCAGCTTTGAATTTTTCTACACCAGTCTCTTCATCTGTTATAATTTCAAGGGAAACTCTAGGAAATTTAAACCACGGAAGTGCGCCCTGTAAGATAGCTCTCCAATCTTCTTGCATATCTTCTTCTTCCCACAGGCCCCACTCATCATCTAACATTTTTGCTAAGAAGGCGTCATAAACTGTTTGTAAATCAGTCATTTATCAACCCTCCATCTTTATTTGCTTTTGAAGTTCAATCCCCTTAAGAATATTTCTACCACTAATCTCAGTCAGATAATTCGCTTTTGGAATGGATCCATCATCACCATGATTAATAGCATAATCAGCAAGATTATCAAGTTGTACTTTAGTTAAATGCTTAGTTTCAATTTTAAACTGCGCCAGTGGCATAGCTTTCCAATAACGATCTAATTCTTTATCAGTTAAATTAATAATAGTAGGTGTAGTAGCGTCTTCTGGCTCAATACCTAATTCTTTCTTTAACTCTAAATCTTCAATATAAAGATAGCCTTCTTCGATCATATTTTTAAAAGATTGGTCATACATAAGTTCTTCAAGAACCTCTTTATCAAACATTACATATGAACCACGCGCGGGCCACCGACGTGAAATTCGAAGATCTGCATTATCAATGCCACACCGGCCATTATACTGACTAATAACTTTAACTTTTTCTGACATAATTATTCTCCTTTTACTCCTGCGCTTAGCGCGTATTTAAATAGGGAAGGGAATTATCCCTTCCCTTTATATTAGTTATATATTAGAAACCGTAGATATCTTTAGCAGAGGTATCAGTGAGAGAAGTATTCTCATAGATAGCCCAGTTGTTGTGATGCAGAATGGCACAACCCATCTTTTTCCATGCATACACTTCCATAGAGTTGTCTTTATTCTCGTGGTCACGAATTTGAGTAGCACCCTCAAGAACAACCTTAACAACTCTCTCAGCTCCACCTGGCATAACATAAGCGAAACGAGGATTCACATAGGTTTCCTTATTGTTTTCATCAACAAAGGATTGAGGAATTTGAACTACGGTAGCACCACGGAATACATTAATAAATCCATAGTCATGAATAGCTTCAATATCTTTAGGACTATAAATACCCTGAGCAGCCTTGTTGGACTCTGCATCACCAACATGGAGTACAGGAACAATAGCGTCGGGACCCATAGCAGCCACAAATTCGGGGCAAGCAAAGATAACGGGCTGACCATAAGCACGAACCACGTTCATTAACTTAACCATTTCACTTGCATCCCAAGCACCAGCATAACGATTGGTAGCAGGCATATCAGCATAAGCAGCAACAAGAGCCTTCTGAACTTCAACAAACACAGCATTGGTTAGACCTTCGGTCACAATACCAACAACTTCTGCCAGAGACTCAGCACCATCAAGCATACGCTCGAAATCAATGGTAGCGCCACCACCAACAGCATGAGCACCCAGCTCAAAGGTCTCGCTATCAAGACGGAAGGTTTCATAAACACCACTCAGGCCAACCTGGGTGAGGAACTTCTTAGCACGAGCGCGGCCAAGCTTTTTCTTGAACATAGCTTTCTGACCCTGAGCGACAGTCTGCACTTCAGCAAACTGACCAATAGCAGACATAACATCACGAGGCAGAATTTCATCAATAGATTCAATAATAATATCATAAAGATCATAACGATTCTTCATGAACTGGTTATAACTACCAGCAAACTCCTTCAGACCATCAGCAAAAGCTTCATTTACGTTCTCAACAGAGAAAGTCTCAGGAGCAGTACCCTTAACAGCATGAAGGGCAAGTTCTCTTAATTCATTAAGTGTCATATTAATTTACCCTCCTAAATTACACTGAAAGAACTTGGATCTGGAAAGCATCCTGTCCATCAGGCATAGTAGTCTTTTTAATTACTTGCATTACAGGACCAACAGTAGGAGCTGCAGAACCCAGCACAACAGCACCCTGAGTGCCGACAGCGGCATACACAGCAGTACCAGAAGCAAGAGCACTAGCAACAGCAGAAGCATTGGCATAAGTACCGAGATCAATGCAGTTGGTAGTCCACAGGTCACCAGCAGCAAGATATCCCACACGAGGATAGAAATCTTGACCCTTTAGATTCTTTTGAGCAGACAGATAAAAATTTTTCAGACCGGGCTTACGCTCATCATACATATGCTCAGTTGTATAATTTAAAGCGTAGAGCTGATTTGCAGCACTAGCATCCGCAAAAGTGATCTTGTGCTCTGCTTTCTTTACGCGAAGAATCATGCCATTCTCACAAGGCACATTACTAGTAAAAGCAGCAGTATCAAGAGCGCACTGAGCCTCAATGCGGCCGTCACGACGGAATGCTACATTATTTAGTTCGACTTGGCCGAAGCCATCGATAACCATTCTAGCCATTTAAATAGCCTCCTAATTACTTTTTATATTTTGATAAAATAGCGGTTAACCCATCAGTGGGAACATCTTTGGGAACAAAACCTTCGTCATTGTTTTTAGCAAAAATAGAAGAATTACTCTTTTTTAATTCATAAGCAAGCCGCATATCTAATTCTTCTGCACTATATTCAGAAATCTTTGCACGATATGTGTTAAGAGTTTCTTCAGGTAGATGCTCAGAATATTCTTCAATAACAGCTTCTTTTTGTTTATTTTCAACATTAAGCTTATAATCTTTTAAAGATTCTAATTCTCCATTTAAAGATTCAATTGTACTATTTGCACTTTCAAGCTGAGCAGAATACTCACCAATCTGTGTATTAGCATTGTCTCTCTCTGTTGTTAAAGTAGAAACTGTTTCATTTAACTCTTCAATTTTGATGGAAAAATCAGAAACTTTTTCAAAATTTTCTTGTGCATTAGTTAATACATCACTAACTAATTCATAAGTATTACCATTTAAACTGCGGAGAGTATCCAAAGTGGATTTCTCAGATTCAGTAACATCTACAATATAGCACTTTACAATTTCGCCAAGTTCAACCATATCGTTTTCATCATTCTTAGTATAATAAACACGATTCATTTCACCAGTTTCATAGTTAACAGCGAGTGCATAATCATCATAAACGGCTGAAATTCCGTAACTAATGGTCCAATTGCCTTCTTCATTAAACTCTGGATTTAGTAAAGCCCATAATGCGCTAAACTTTGCATCATCAGAGAGTTTGAAATTAATTTTAGGCATTTTAGTACCTCCGTATTTTTTTATCTAATCAATAGCATATTCTATTGTATTTTGTAAAGTATAAAATGAAGCTCCTTCAAAGCAAGGTTCTACAGTGTCTCCAAGTACTTGGAGTCCTAAAAAGCATCCATCATCAAATACAATGAAACGCTTATTATGAATAATTGCTTCATGATATTTTAAAGAAGGAGCATATAACTCCATGGACTGGCTTTTACCAATAATTTCTTTTGCTTCGTCATATAGAGCAGTAAAGATCAAAACATCTGTACAAGCATAAGTTCTTGTTACGCCGTCATCATCAAGAAACTACTCCCAAGCCACGTTAGGATTTTCTGGTACAATACCATAAATCCGCCCTTCGTCACGCCGCGCGCCATGGTCGGTATAATCTTCACTTTGATAAATTCCTTTTACTGGAACATAGGCTAAAGAACTTAATAACTTATCTGCAAACTCATCAGTAATATAAGTGCCATTACGATTTTCATATTTATAAAAGATTTTACATCTTGCTTTGCTCAAAACTTCATTATACTAATTTAATTCACCGTAAACCTATACAGCAAATTCGCATAATGATTTATCCATTTGAGCCTCCATTATTATCTAAAGATTGTTCGTTCTAAATGGTTTTTTGAGATTTTTGGTCTGTAGGAAGTTCTGGCCGACCAACCTAACCACTTCCCTAAGTATATGCAGATGAAAGTGGCACCAATTTTGTAATTAAATTTAATGCATCGTTTTCTAAATCTTTTAAATTTACCAAATCTTTCTACGTGAGCCCTAATGCTAAGCTTGGCATTAAGAAACTGTATCCGCTCTATGCTAATTTAAAAGCATCAGTAATATAGTCACTTACATCATAATAAGAAATTGGTAAAAGAGTATATTTAAAAGTAATATTTGAATTTGCAAATAA